AACCGCCCCCCTTAAGCCAGGCCTGGGTTAGGTGGTGTTTTTGATTAGCATATCCATATATAATATATGAATACTCATTTTCATTAGGCTTCCAACCGTCTCTATACACTTCTCTCATTGTGATTAATTTAATGAAAGATAACATAGCTACAGCTAGTTCTTCTGTAGGGAGTAGATTATGATCTTGAATACTATTTATTGCATATTTTGGATCTATGAATGTTTGTTTAATTATACTATTATAATTAATAAAATAATAGGTTTTATTTATTTCTAACTCCCATTTATTGGGTAATTGTTTTACTTCTGGTATAAATTCAATTATACCATTTTTTAATTGCTCTTGGTCTATTTTTTGACCTTCTGGAGCTATAATTTTATATTCTTTCATAAGTTTGATTTTTAATTGTTAATATTAGAAACACATGTACGGCTCGAACGTACAACTTTTATCTTTTTGATAACTATTATGCCTGTTTAACTAATGTGCTTACTTTTTATAAACTAGCTAGCTTAGCTTGAATTTCTTCTTCAGTTAATCCAGCTAATTTCTCTTCTTGTTTTTTAGCAAGTAAAGACAATAATTTTTCTTTTTCTTGCTTTTTAATTGTAGCATTTGCAGATTCTTCTTCTTCAGCTACTTTAATATCATAAATGTATTTTACTACATCATACGATAATTGTAATTTCTCTTGAGCTTTTGTTTTTTTTGATGTTTTAAATGGATTATCTGATGTAAATTTCTTTACTTCTTCAAATAATTTACCACCTAAATTAGCTAATATTTCACTATTGAAATCATATAAATCTTCAATAGAAACATTGCCGTTGAGATTGAATCTCACTTTTTCTCTTAACCCTTTTTCAATTATTGACATAACTTTTTGTTTTTAAAATTTAACTTTAACTATACGTTTATGACTACCGCTAAGTCTTAAAATTACTTCATCTTTAATTGTAGCATTAAATCCTACACCGGCTAATTGATTTTCTGAAGATTCAATCATAGCAGAATTACCTAGTACGTCTAATACTTTACGATGCTCTAATAGCTCAGAAATAAGATGTTCATTATGAAATCCTCTTACTTGATTAGGATTTTTACATCCTTGTAACATGAATAAATAATGTTTATTACCGATATTATTATTACTCCAATGATTAGGAGTTAAACAAACAAGGTTTACTTTATGAAATTCATTAGAATCTAAATTCCATAGTTGTTTTGAAATTGTTTTGCTTTCAATTACTTTACAGTTCTCAGGAGTAAATGTTACTGCTTTCCCATCATAATATAATTTACCTATACTTTCAATATTATTAGTCCTTGATAATTTATCAAATTCTAATAAAGTAATATCACCTTCTATTTCAACTTCAATATTAAATTTAGTATGAAGACCTCTACCAGAATAATTATTTACTTTAATATCGTAATATCCAATTGGCATTTTAAATAAGTCAGAATACGTAAGATTCTCTACTCTTTTTTCTGGTGGAAATTTACCATCAATACCTTGTGCATCTAAATCTAACATACCTGATGATCTCTGCATCACTCTTCTATTAGAATAATAGATATGAGTGCCATCAACAGGTTCAAAGCAATGTAAGTCATAGTCATCTGTAGTATCAGGAAAATGTATAGAAACTCTAACTTTAGCATCTGTTTTACCACCTCTACTCTGCACAGCTTCTTTAATCTGACTTTTACCAGCTAAATTACCATTGAATGTATAACTAAATGGATTATTCCATTTAAAGATATTCTTAGCTTCTTTATCTGTAATTGTAGTTAAATTAACTAAATTACCTTCAAATTTATTTTCCATCAATAATTCTACATTTGTAGTAGTAGGTAAAATATCTGACATGAATTTCTCAATAGAGACCTCTTCTACTTTATCAAACTCACTACGCTTATGCCTACCTGTACCAGAAGTTTTAACTGAATCAAATATAGTTACTGATTTAGTTTTAGCATTATCTGAATTTTTATAAAGAATTTCAGATGCTTTAATATCATCAATAGTAGCTAATCTTCTATTAAAAGATTCAATATAACCATTTTCAATTACAAATTTTTCAGCTAGTTTCTTTTGAGTTTCTGTAATAGGTGCTACAGCCTTATGATAGTTAACTGGATCTACACGTTTATTCCATGATAATACTGCTGCGTTTAGTTCTTTACCTTCTGCTAATTCAGTACATAGAACACCAATAAGATGATTTTTAAACTTAGCTAAAGATTCAGACATTGAATAACTCATTGTCCAGTACCAATTATCAGTTCTTACAATTGGTTTATATGAATGGAATTGTATATATTCATTAATATAATGAATATGAGCTGCACCATCAAGTAAACTTCCTTGATTGATTAGATCTCTTACAAGAATTAATGTATCTAACGGTATTTCTTCCATAGCACGTTTGAATACAGAGTATTTATCTCTATATAAACCTTCAATAGCTCCTATAGATTTACCACTAAAATCTACAAATACTTTTGGTAATTTTACATTGAAATGATCAAATACATAAACTTTCTCTGTATTCACAATACCAAATTTATCTACTTCTTCTTTAGTATACTGCTTATGATTAAAAGCAACACCTAATTGAAATAACTCTTGTGTTTTAGTAGTTTTTTCATAGTTAAGATTCTTGTTTAATTCCTCATAAGTCTCAAAGAATACTGCTTGAATAGGATTAGATACTAAAAGAATATTACAAGCTTTTGCACTATCTGTATATTCTCCTACTTCTCCAATATTACTGAAGATACTTTCTAATTTTCCTTCAGAATTTATAGAAATAATGTTTCCATATCTTCTAATAAAATTATGGCAGCAGTTGCAATTATGTTCAGAACTATTAGGATCTCTAAAGATTTTATTATCTTCATCTTTAAAATTCTCTAAGTAAGTTTTCCATACTTCACTACCAGAAATACTAGATTTGAATAACTTTCCAGTATTACACATTTTTTGAAATTGAGTTTTGATTTGCTCATTAAATTGTTTAAATTCCATAAATTTGATTTTTAATTTATAGCCCCAATATGAGTACTATATAGGTTATTTATTAATAATATTTAAGACTTTTAATAATTAGGTTTATTACATGACTATTTGTAATATTTAAAAACAGCAATAATAGCAGGAAGTGATATAAATGAATGTATAAGTGCTGCTATTAAATATGCTTGTCCAGGAAAGCTATATGTTATGTCAATATAAGCAAGACTTAATACAGACATTGAGAAGATACCAATGCAAAGCAATATTGCTAGTATACGATATAAAATATGGATTTCTTTATTATTAAATTTAAAATTTAGTTCCATGTTTAAGATTTTTAAGAGTTTATTTGAGAGTTGAAGGTAATTAGATATGGTTATTAGGGTGGTTATTTTAAGTTATTGTAGAGACTGGTTACCTCTACTGTACCGTTCCACGGTTGACAGTTAATAGCATTAGAATAAAACTTAATCCGAATTTTATATCAATCTATTAAGCATCATTTTGTTCTCTCGACTTGATTAGAGAATAAACATATACCTAGTATATATTTATAACCTTTTAGATTTTCGCCGCTGCTTTTTTTTGAGAAAGCATAGTATTTCTACAGATAAACTCAGTATACCTATCTTGGTTTTAAATCAGATAGGTATATTTTACCGCTTGTTATTGCGTAAGATTCTTTATTTTTTGACTTATACCTTGGTATGTATAAATCCCAAACACACGTAGATATTTTTTTGCATTCTGTTTCATTATTTCTATTGCTCCAACGGTTTGAACTTCTTATTACATACTTCCCTTTTTTATCCTCTCCATACCAATATTCTGATGATATTATAGGTTTACTATATTCTACATATTCGTATTGATTATAATCGTAATATCCTCTTGAATATGATATGTAATTAGGTTTCCTTAAAGGTCTTTTACAAGCTTTAAAACTACCTTTAGTGTGTATAAAGTAATTAAATATGGTTATCATGGTGATAGTTTTAATAGTTAAAAAAACGACTATAGTCGCCAAAATTTAATAATTGAGGGTTTTTGGAGGAATATTGGAGGATTAGGAGGTTGATAATCAGATACTTACATAAATATCTTAAACTATCACTTTAACACCATTTTTCTTCATATTTTCTATAATTTCTTTAAAACACTCCTCACTTGAGCGATCTAAGTCACCTTTTATTGATGTATAATCATCAATATTACCTAATATATAATCCTTAAGGAGGTGAGCTTTATCAAAGTATGTAGTAAGATATGTAATAAAATCAGAATCATTAATATAATAATATCCTTTAGATTCAGGATTTCCATTGTATTGTTTAGCGTTCCCACCAATACTCTCTAAATACCTAATAATCCTTAAATTATATTCAATATTACCTGGTATAGCTTTAAAATATACTTTCTTATGAGGTATAAGGTTAACATCTAAATATTCATAATCGTCAGGTGGAACATCATATACTATACTATTAGTAATAGAATATATATAATACACAAATCTCCCAGCCACCGCCCCCCCGTAGCCGCTTAGCCTTTGTAAATTTATTCCACCCAAAGATTCCAAATAATCTATAATCTTTTTACCAGTCTCTATAGTACCATCTCCTTGTAAATATACTTTTTTATTCATACTAATCCTCCATTACTATTCTTTTAACGGTATCAGGTCTACATTGTGCTTTTATCTGATCTTCAATATCATTAATAATGAAATGTAGCATACCAAGTAATTCCATAGATGGAAATCCATCGTTAACTCTAGTCATTGAAGTATGACCATTATCATCAGTTATTACTGTAATTGTATAAGTTTGTGTTTTCATTTCTTTAAATTTTTTAAATGTTTCCAATATGAAGGTCCTATATATTTACTATTTTTAGTTAATTTCTTAGGTTTATATTGTTTCTCTTGAATTATTTGATTAAGAATAGCTTTGGCATCCTCACTAGGATTATATATTATTTTCATACTATCTTAATATTATTTGGATATTTGTCTTTTCTATTACCAAAGAAGAAATACTCTGGATTTATCCAATAATTACCTCTTTTTGTAGTAGGTGCTATAAAAGCATATCTTCTTAACTCGTTTAATCCTTCATACACAGTAGTTCTTGATTTAATAAAAGATTCTTCCATGAATTTATCAATATTAAAATGGAAACTATCTTCATTAAATCTTATTATACCTTCTATATATCTTAATATCTTATGAGCAGGTAAAGATAGATTCATATATATTTGCCTTTTTATTGAAGTCATGTATATACTTACATGTTTATCAACTTCAATTAGTTTATTCAACTGTATTCTTCCTGTTACTGTATTTACTCCATCTAAATCAGTTGCAATAGTTTTTAATTCTTCAACTCCTTTTACAAAAACATCTATCTTAAATGATACTGTAAATGGATTAATTTCTTCTTTCATATTTATTAATTTTAATGTGTTACAAACATACAAAATAATGATATTAATACCAAATAATTAGTACATAAAAATAGGTGATTTTTAGTTTGTTCATTTCACTTATCGTTAAATTACTGATAATCACATGAGTTATGATAAAAAGTGTATTATATAAATATAATGCAGATTTTATTGTATTATATATGATAATCAACTAGTTAGCAATACCCGAAATGAACAAACTATTTTATAGGTATAAAACTACAATACAAAGTACCACTAATTTACACCATGTAAGATGTATTTTAGTGGTATTATTACTCATATACCTAAGCTATTTTATGCTTAATGAACTTATACTTTCCTGGAATAGGAATATTTACTTTAACCTTTTTACCTTTAATTGTAATCTCTCTTGTAATAGGTTCTCCCTTAGCGTCACGCTCTATTAATTGGATTCTTTGTACTTTTAATCTGTTAGATCTTTTAGAATTTACTTTACCTGCTTTACACATAATTTTAATTGTTTAATTAATACCGAAGTTAATTAGAAAAAATAAACTCTCACAAGGGTCTTCTGTTTTATCATACCTTGAATTTTCATTCCTGTTAGTGGATGAGAGTTTAATATTATTTAAGTCCAACAATCTCTAATGCTTTAATTGAGTATTCAAAATCAGTATATCCATTAGAGTGTGCTTCATTTCTTAGTTCTGTTGCTTTATTATAAGCATCTGTATAGTAAAAATAAGCTTTATCAACAACATCGTTTAAATCTCCGATAGTTTGTACTATAATATAAATCGTGTTCATAATTATTCAGTTATTAAGTTAATATTTTAATAATCAGTATGCCCACATAAGAGCTATACCGATTAGTTAGTTTAATAAAAACAAGGGAACTATCCTAAGATAAATTCCCTTGAAAACCAACCAACCAATCATTTAGTAACTAATACTAATTGATTGATTGTTTAGTTGTATTCCTCATCAATATCATCACTAATGTAATGTATTGAGAGTATACGAAGATTTTTAATTAAGTCTGCTTGTGCATGGATATTTCCATTACAAGGGTCGATAGAACAAATCATGTCAATTCTAGCGTCTAATTCAGCTTGTGTCATAATAATATTAGGTTTTTGGTTGATTTATATATAAAGGTAATCAATTATAAAGTGAAAATATACACACCATATTTCAGGTGTGTATTAGTTCATCTGCGAAGCAGGTTAAATGTCTGCAAGTGCTACTCCAAGCTTAGGTACAATGTTCAAGAAGTTAGTTGTTTCGCCAGTCAATTGGTCAACACGACTAGACTTTAATACTTCAACATCGCACTTAATTGTAAGCACTTTATCAACTACCTCAATAGAATCCATAAGGTCCTCCCATTGTAAGCTTGATATTCCAAACACACGTCCTCTATAAGCAACTGTATATGCTTTATGAGCTTTAGAATCAACGTTGAATGCAGATTCTTTTATAATTTTTGTAACTAAATTTGCCATAATAATAAGTTTTAGATTTGGTTGATACATGGGGTATATCCCCTTTTAGGTTTTAATACGGGAGTTCTTTACATAATTATCTCACGCTCAAACAGATAGGGGGTATTTTTACTAACTCAACTATAGGGGGGGGGTACTTTCTACACAAATCAAAATAAAATTTTAAATTTTTTATTATCTTTACAATCATTAATCTAAAACAATAACTATGAACTTTCAATTAATAACTTTAATACTATCTAGTATTGTAGCTTTGAGTTACGTTACTACTGTCTGGATCAAATATGGTATCCAGAAGTCAATATCTACAACTTTCTATGAATTACCTTATGATAGAAAATTAACATTCAGATTATTTATGTTTTCACTAAGTATAGGGATCATTATAGGGGGTAATCTGCCTTTATTTTATGTATCTGGGATACTATTATCACTTGTAGGAATATTTACGCGTATAAAGGTTAAATGGAAGAAAATTATTCATTTGATTGGAGCTATTGGAGGAATAGTATTTGCTTATATAGGATTGATATATTATTATAATTTATGGATAGAAAGTATCATAGTTTTAAATGTATGTATACTATTTATATTCATAGATAGAAAAAATATTATATGGTGGTCAGAACTTGTATCAATGTTAAATATACTTGTAGCTCTCTATGTATTTTCATTTATATGAGTATATAGATAAAAGTATCTATATTTAAAACTTATCCCTCTAAACAACCAGCAAATTGCGTAAAAACACAACCGGGGGTATTTCATATAATTAATAAGTACCGGGGGTGTAAATATATTTAAAATAATTTTGTAGATTACAGTATAGTAACTATATTTGTATAATTAATAAAGTATTAATTAAAATAAAAAATATGAGTATCTCAACAGATTCAACTACTGAATCTACTGAATTTACCGATAAAAGACAAGTATCTATTACTACAGGTAAATTAGGTAAAATTGAAATTGAAGTACAATTTAGAAAAAGAATTGGATGGTCAGATGAAGAATTAGAAGTTTTTAGAAATAAACTTATGCATGAATTACCAAATACATTTTATAAAATATCGTAGTTAGTATTAATATAAAAATATAATTATATGAAAACGGTTTGTGTCTATCATAGTATAGATCTCGATGGACAAATGTCCGCAGCAATAGTAAAACGTTGGTTTATTAAAAATTACAGAAGTGTAAATAGTTCACTAGAACAAAATGATGAAATTGTTATAGAAAATTTAGATAAATTCCCAGTAGAAGTACATACTTTATCTTTCATAGGCTACAACTATGGACAACCTATTCCAGATTTATCAGATTATGATAAAGTAATAATTTGTGATATTAGTTTTCCTAAAGAAGAAATGCTTAAAATATTTAATCAAGTAGGATTAGGTAATTTTATTTGGCTAGATCATCATATATCTGCAATTAAATCAAATATTTCAGTTGAAGCTAATGGTATAAGAAATACTAAATTTGCAGCCTGTGAATTAACTTGGCAATATTTCTTTCCTAATGAAACAATGCCTGAAATAGTAAGACTACTTGGTAGATATGACTGCTTTGGGCACAAAAATACTGATGAAGAAACTAAAGTACTACAATTTCAATATGGGGCAAGACAATGTATAAGTAATTATGAGGAAGCTTACGGGTATTTGTGCAACTCTATAAATAAGAGAGTTTATAAAGAAGGGGATTTTTACAAATGGTATATAGAAGATATTATCCACGAAGATGGTGAATCTATCTATCGATATCTCTGTACAGAAGCTAAACAAGTTTATAAGAATGGGTTTGAAATTGAATTAGGTGTTAAATATTGTGGAGGTATTGATCCTATAGATGAAAATTCTAAAGTACAAATTTTTACAAAAGGATTTAAATTTATCTGTATCAATAAAGAAAGATTTAATCCAATTAACTTTGGCATAGACTACCATAAAGATGGTTATGATGGGGCAGCTTGTTTCTATTTTGATGGTACTAATTATAACTTCTCTCTATATAATGACAATGGATTAGTTGATTGTAGTGCAATAGCTAAACAATATGGAGGTGGCGGTCATGCGGGTGCTTCTGGTTTTATATTAACTCCTGAACAATTTAATAATTTAATAGCTAAATAAATATGAAAATAATAACTAGAGGTATAGTACCAGAAGAAAAAGCATATACTGCTCAATGTAATAATTGCAAATCTGTATTAGAATATAATGATAAAGATGTTGATAAAACAAAAAATATATATAGGACTTATCAAGGACTTATGTATAAAGTACCGGTAAAAACAATACTATGTCCAGTGTGTAATAGAAACATAATCTTATAACCCATGATTCAAGTTCATCAATTTGACCCCCTAATATATCCATTTAAGTTTTGGGTAGTGATTAACAAAACGCCATTTGTCTTATCAGAGCATTTTACAGAGTATAATGGTTCTGAAATTGTATTTACAGAAACTGATGGAAGTATTGATAGAACGAATGCCTTTGTAATGATGGTTAAACATAAAGAAACCAAGTGTTACGGCTCTGTTTTATACTTTACATCTAAAAGTATTATGTCTCCTGGTATAATGGCTCATGAAGCTTCTCATGTAGCTAAAGATCTATTTAAACATATTGGTGCAGATATTAATCCACATGAACCTTTTGAATATCTATTAGAATTTATAGTAGATTGTTGTGAACAAGTTAGAAAAAATAAATTTAAAAATGAATAAAGAAATTAAATGATTAGGTTATATTTGTAGCTTATATTGCGATGTATGGAAGCGGCCATCCGCTACAATTAAAACTGTATCAGGTTAAAGGTAAGTATTCCCCAGCCACCATTTATGGAAAAAACTTTAGAATACAAATAGGTTTAAGCGGTGATCCTATAATTTATAAATTTAAAAATCATAAAATGGAAAAGTATTTAGGAGTAAAGTTGATTGAAGCTAGTACAGAAATGTCTAGGAAAGAGTATTGTGATTATAGGGGTTGGGAATTACCTAAAGATGAAAATGGTGATGATAGAGTCTATCTGGTTGAATATGAACCAGAAGAAAGTTCTAAACCAAATCATCCTAATCATAAAGGATACATATCCATGAGTCCAAAGGATGTATTTGAGAAAGCTTATAGAAAGATACTTGATATTTATAAACTAATACCTGATTTAGGGTCAGATATTCCAGAATACCAACAACGAGTGTTTATGGAAGCTGTAGGACTAAGAAGTAATTGTATGAAGTTAGATCAATTTATATTTGATAATGAAAACTTTAAAACCTTACCTACAGAAGAACAGGCTAGGCTAAAACAACAATTAATGGCTATGCAATATTATCTAACTATTTTAGTAGAACGAATTGAAAACTTTAAATAAAAAAAATGTCAGAATTTAAACAGTACAAAAGAAAAAGTATAAGTGAAATGAAACCAGTTCCTAGTAATTGGACACTTACAACATTAAAAGATGCAGGAGTTAGTGTATCTCAAGCAGATTTGGATAATGGAAGTCCTAAAGTAGGTGATATGATAGCTAGAAATCCAAAGAATCATAAAGATCAATGGTTAGTAGCTAAGGAATATTTTGAGGATAATTTAGAGCCTTTTGGGGGTAATACTAATCTAACCTTTGGTTTAGCTATTGAAGCTTTAAAGCAAGGTAAAAGAGTAGCTAGAAAAGGATGGAATGGTAAAGGAATGTTTATTTACATTCAAGATTTTACAGAATATAATAAAATTGCTGACAAATGCTACGAGTTACAAAATTGTATATCTATGTTTACAGCAACTAAAGAATGGCAACCAGGATGGCTAGCTTCTCAGATGGATATTTTAGCTGAAGATTGGTGTATTGTAGAATAATTTTGATTCTTTGCCTTTGGTTTGGAACTAGCAAAAGTCTTAAACGTTGAACTGTATCAACGTTTATTAATTATATCCTACTAGCTATATTAGTTCAATGCAATGGTGAGAGGTGCTCTGAGAAATTTCTAAGAAATGTATTTCTTGAGAACAGCGGGAAGAGTTAAATAAGCACAGTATTAGCCTTAAATATAGAGGATATTATTAACCCCTCCATATAGAATATATATATGGACCTAAGCAGATTAGAAATAGTCTGCTTTTTTATTTTAAAATTTACTATTAAAACTATTGTAAGTATTAATAATATGTTTATATTTGTATAAATAAATATAAACAGTTAGTAGATATTATAGATACTTATAAGAAATGTTTGATATAACTCCAGAAGTTAAAGAAGGTAAGATAATTTGGGCAAATAAGTCAGAAGTATTTATTCCATTTAATACGGCGTCATCTAAAAATAGTAAGATAAATACTAGCAAAGGATCATTTAATTCTAAGACTGTACAAAAGTATCTTAAATCATTAGGCATCAAGTCTTACTCTTCTAGTAAAAAAACTGTTGAATTATATAAAAACACAGAGTTATTATTTCCTGTAGATGAATTAAAAGCTTTAATTAAAGATAAGAATAAAACTACTGTATTAGGATTTCATTTTGTAAGAGGAACTAAACATAACGCAGATTTTAATAACATTAATCAAATAATATTAGACTTGATGACAGCATTTGATATAATAGAAGATGATAACATGGATTATTTAATCCCTATGCCCTATAAAAGAAATGATAAATGGTACAGTTATTCTAAGACTGAACCTGGAGTATATATTAAAATAATAGAATAATATGAATAACGATAAAATTTTAATAGATATAAAAGATATGTTATATTTTGAATTAAAGCAAATAGAATGCTTTATGATATATGATAATATTTTTAATACTAGAAATGTAAGAAATAAATATAATGGATTATCAATACAAGAAAGAATAAAAACTTCTTGTAATAATAATGCACCCATAGAAATTAACTATGTTGATGCAAGGATGTTGTCAAAACCAGCAATATATTTTATCTTTAATGATAAGGAAGTTAGATATTATTTACATTCTTTAAGAGAATTGAATGAGATAATTTCAATGCTAATTACAGGTTATAAGACAATAGAAGTGTTTAATAATATTGAAACGATATATAATAAAAATATGAGTTTAAAAACTAGATTTAGAAAAATGTTATTTGGATTCTTTAAAGAAGAAATCTTAGAAGCTACTAATAGAGAAATTATTTATAGTATTAAAGAAATTGAACGTAATGAAGTTATTTATTCAAAAGATAGTATTGATTTTGATATATTACGTAAAGAAATTGTATTTACAGAAGATTATTACTATTCAAATGCCTCAGCAGAATTATATGAAGATTCTTTACAAAAAGCTAAAAATGAATTATATAGAGAATTTCTAAAATATGTTCAAATAGATACTAATGAATTATTTGCTGACTATAAACCAAATAGACGACTAGTATTAAGTGTATTAGTAGGTTATCCATCTAAATCTTTATAATATGAAAGGTTGGGAAACAAGCTCTAAAGGATTTAGCTTAATAGTTTATAGTCCTTTTAGTAAAAATAAGAAAAAATTATTTACTATATCTAATCTAATTACTAAAAAAGTTAGCCATATAGATCTTAATGAACTATCTGATGAAGATATTTCTAAATATGGAACAGTAGGTACTATTATAAAAAGAAAATTATATCTAAATAAACCTTATATAAAAATACAATATAATGTATTTTGGGTATTTTATCAAAAATTATATTACTACTTCTGGAAATTAAAAATACTAATTATAGACTTACATAAAAAATAAAAGATATGCAAACACCTTGTCTACAAGAACAAGAATATTTAGCTAAAATTCATCAATTACATACTGAAATAATATGTTATATTGATGAAATAGATGAATTAAAAAAAGGTATTCTACCAGAATATAGTAAGTCTTATCAATATGAACAAATTAAAGAATATAAAACTTATACTGATAAAATTATTAAGAAATTAGAATATGATTTAAAAAGAGCAAATCATACAATAGATTCTTTAAAAATACATATAGCATTATTAATAACTGAAAAAGAATAAGATGAAAGGCAAATATAAAGAAATTCCAATAACTATAGAAGAAATAACTTCTCTAGGATTAAATCAAATAACAGATACTCAAGAAAGTACTTGTTATTATGTTTTTGAAAATAAAGTAGAAGATAGATGGATGTCAGCTAAATTGAAATTAACTATATGTAAGTATAGTTTAGAATTTAGCTTATGGTTTAAAGAGTTTGGTAATATGGATATGCGTAGCATGGATATGGTTTTAAATATTAAAACTATAGAAGATTTAATAAAAACATTTGAACTATTAAAAATAGATCCACAATCATTTAATGAAAATTATAAATTTATATGAAACAAGAAATTATAATTAAAGCTAACAATAAGCTAGAATTTATATATAAATATTTAGAAATAGTACGAGGGCATCCAGACATCAAGTTAAAAGGTGAAACTAATACAGAAGCTTTTGCTGTAATAATTTATGGTATGGCAGAATTAGCTAAAACTCACAATATAAAATCATTACCAGAATTAAAAGAACTACTTTGTAAAAGAGGTTGGATAGTAGATATATCTAAATATTTTAAAGGTACTTATAGCCATTTTTTAGTAGCTTTGCATAATCTAAAAAAAGCTAATCTTATAAATGAATATAATATACCAATACCTTATCCTATAATAAAACCTATACTAAGTTTTTCTATATCTTCTGAATTAGTAATTAAATTTGAATTAGAATAGAATGGATTATTATGATTTACCTAAAGCCCATAGAAAAGTAGTTGCAGATATTGCAGCAAAATATAATATGTCTAGGGAAGAAGTATGGCTTATTCATAAAGCTACCTGGAAAACTATTAAAGCTTTTTTATCAGAGCCTGCTGACCATTCCTATATACGTGTATTAGGTCTTGGTACATTAAGATTAATGCCTACATGGCCAACTTTATTAGCAAAAAAATGTAAAGCATTTAAAGATGTAATAACTGAAAAACAATATTATGAATCTGTTCGAGTTAAGTAAGTTTAAAGTATCATTTAGTCCACAAGCTCTAGCTTTAAAACCATTTAAAGCTATATGGGATGCTGATACTTCTAAAACTAAAGATAATGCTGTTAAAGAAATGGCATTAGTATATTTTCTATGTGATGTACAATCTGATTATATATCTATTAGAGATGAAGGTACAAGGTTAAAACAATTGATATTAGATTTAGAATTGCCTAAAGGTTATAAAAAACCTAAGTATATAACTGAAGCCTGTAAATTCTATGAAGAAAGAAGTAAAACCGTAGTATCTTCTCTGTACAAAGCTTCTCTAAACTCTATTGACGTAATTACAGATGAGTTAAATAACACTAAAACTTTGTTAGATGAAAGTAATGATAGAATTATAGCTATGGAAAAACTAACTAAATTACATACTACTATTCCAACTGTAATGGCTAAGTTAGAAGAAGCTGCTGCTAAAGTAATTAAGCATCAAAAACAAAGTAGTGAAGATGATAGTAATATGTATGAAGAATTTTTACCGTCATGTTAGAACTTATACCAACAAATAATTATCAAACTAAAATTACTGAGGATTTAAAGAAATCTTTAAGTAAGAATATTTGGAATGATCTACTAGATTATATAAACAATATTAAGTTTATACAAAACCTTATAGCTCCTGAAGAAGTACGAGGTTATGCTAAAGATTTAGAACGCTGGGATAATCCAAATGAGGATGATCCTGATGAAAGAGTATTATCTACTACAGGTAAAATTAGAGTAGACTTAACAAAGCCCCATTTGCTTGAGGATATGGATTATTTTAGAAGTCCTGCTATACATTTCAAACAGTATGGTAGATATACTAATTTAACTCCTAACAAAAATCCTAGAAGTGAATATGGTAAATTCTGGGCAGAAGAATATAAAAAATGGAAGAATGGAATGACTAGACCTGAAGATGGTGAATGGATTCCTGGAGCTTATTATTTTTATTTGAATTATTGCCAGATATTTATAAATGAAGAAGATATTGCAGATAATAGCTCTAAGAAGAAAAAAAGGGTTAAAGGTACTAGACGTAAAGAGTTCCCTACTACATGGTTAGGAGATTATTTATGGTTTCATTATATGCAACGAGCTAGAGATAATGGTGAGCATTGTAAGCTTTTGAAAAAAAGAGGTTGTGGATTTTTTGGACCTAATTCTGAAATTGTATATACACCAGAAGGTAAATCTACGTATGGAGATATTAATATTGGAGATTATCTTATAGATAATAAAGGTAAGCCGACTAAAGTATTAGAAACTTATAAACAAGGCATTCAACCTATCTATAAAATTACTTTAATGGATGGTAGGACTACTAAATGTGGACTATCTCATTTATGGACTGTTTGGGATCAAATAAATAAAAAATATATAACTGTACCTACTAGTTATTTTTTAGAAAAAGGTTTATATTATGAAACAGGACAAGGATATAAGTCTTATAAATTTTTTATACCTTATACACTTCCTGTACAACATACTAAAAAAGAACTTTTAATAAAACCTTATATATTAGGGTATCTTTTAGGAGATGGTTCATTATCTACAACTTATATAAAAGTAGCTATAGGAGATGCAGATGCTGAAGAAACTTTAAAAATACTTAATGCGGAATTAGATAATGAATATAATTTAGTTGAATATAAAGATGGTAATAGAAATTATATAATACATGATAAAATAGGTGGCGAGACTGTAATGTATCATGGCGGTATAAACCCTACTGGATGTAATAGACTAAAAAAAGCTATTCATACGTTAGGATTAAACGTCAATTGCCATAATAAATTTATTCCTGATATATATAAATATTCAGATATAGAAGATAGAATAGCTTTATTACAAGGATTGATGGATTCAGATGGTTCTATTGCAACAACTGGAAAAATGGAGTATTCTAGTTCTAATTTTAGATTAATTTCTGACGTAGCAGAGTTATGTAGAAGTCTAGGATTACATGCTAAAATAGGTTTTGGTAGAGAGGCTTGTCAAAGAGAAATCCTAGGAAATGTATGTAATGTACAACAAGAATATAGATTATATATTGCAGGTAACATAAATATTTTTAGATTACCAAGAAAAAAAGAGAGGTTTAGAATAAAAGAATGTAGAACTAAAAGTGCTATAACAGATATAACTTTCTTTAATGAGGAAGAAGCTACTTGCTTTTTAGTTGATAATGAAGACCACCTATACCTCACTAAAGACTATATTCCTACACATAATTCACTCAAATTTGGAGCAATATCCACGCACTCAATGTATGTAAATCCTGGATTACCTAACTTTCATTTAGCTTCTGATAAAATGTATTTAGAGGGTGAGAAAGGTATTTTTAGTAAAGTAGTTGATACTTTAGATTGGGTAGGATCTAATACACCATTTCCTAAGCAAAGAATTGTAGATAGAGCTTTAGAGAAACAGTTAGGGTTTAAAAAAGCTGGAGATTCTGAAATTAAAGGTATAAAATCTTCTGTATTTGGAATATCTTTAAATGATAATCCTGACAAAGCCAGAGGTGTCCGTGGACCAATTATACAATATGAAGAAGATGGTATATTTCCAGATATTATAGACGCTTGGATGGTTAACCTTGAAGCTACTGAAGAAGGGGGCATAGTGTTTGGAACAATGGTTGCAGGGGGATGTGTATGTGCAGGTACTAAAGTTTGGACTAATGATGGTAAATTTATTAATATAGAAGATTTAGTTCAAAGCGAAGGTATTTTAGGATTTAACATAGAACAAGGATTAATATCTAAAGAATCTATTACATACATGCAGCGACCATCTAAAAAATCTTGCTATAAAATAATTACTAATACAGGACGATATTTAGAATGTAGTGAAGATCATCCTATACTATGGAGTAGACAAAACTTTGGTTCAAATCCCAGATCTAAAGTTAATAAAAACCTTAGAATATTTAAGAAACGTACTATATTTAAACCAGTTAAAGAGATTCAAATAGGGGATCAGTTAGCAATAGCTGAAGAAGTTAATGTATTTGGTGAACTTGATATGTGGGAACCTAGAGTGATAGGTTGGTTAATAGGAGATGGTACTTATGGAATAAATCATTCTCCTAGACTTGCTAACTGTGAGATTGAAATTAATGATTATGTTAAAGAAAAATTTGATGCTAAAGTAACTAGGGGTCATATTACTAAAGAAGGTAAAGTATATGAAGAAATAAGATTAAAAGGTATATGTTGTAAATTAAGAGAATTAGGTATTTACGGACAAACTAAATTAAATAAAAGATTACCTGTTAATATACATTCATATAAGCTAGATGATATATGTGACTTAATAGGAGGGTTATTTGACACTAATGGATATGTAAGTAAAACTAGAATAAGTATTTCATCTGCCGGTTGTGAGTTATTAGCTGAACTAAAATTACTTTTACAAAAGCTAGGAATACATGGAAATATAAATTATAAAAAACCTAATATAAATAATCCTAGATCTAAGAATGGACATTTTGAACTTGAAATTGCTTCTAAACAAAGCATTCTTAACTTCTTACAATATATAACCTTGTATCCTGCACATAAAAAAGTAGCATTAAATAATTTATATAAATCACTTAAAACTAATAAAGGAAGAGTATCAACTAGTATTAAAGGTATTGTTTTTGAACGTGTAACAAATATTGAATATATAGGAATAAAAGATGTATATAATTTAACAGCTAATACTACAAATACGTACATTGCTAATGGAATCATAACACACAACACTGGAGGTACAGATGGAAATAATTTTGCTGGTTCTGAGAAATTATTTAGACATCCAGAGATATATCATATATATGGATTACCCAATATTTTTGATAAAGGAGCTGATGGTAAAGTAAATTGTGGATTCTTTTGGGGAGCTTATTTAAACAGAGCTAGATGCTATAATAAAGAAACAGGTGAACCGGATATTATAGCAGCTTTAATAGAGGTATTAGACGATAGAGAAACTATTAAGAAAGGTGCTACAGATTCTAAACCTATTGATAAACGTAAGGCTGAACAACCTATTACGCCAGCAGAAGCAATGCTTAAAATATCTGGTACAGTGTTTCCTATAGGCGAACTAAAAGACTATTTAGCAGATATTGAAATAGATGTTAATAAATTTACACAAGCTAATTTAGTAGGTGAATTTATATTTAATGAAGATAAATCTGTAAAATTTTCATTAAATAATGGATTATACCCAATACGTAATTTTCCATTAGAAGGAAGTAATACTGCTGGAGCTGTAGAAATATTTATGTTACCTAAAGATAATAATCATTTTAGGTATATTATAGGCGTCGATCCTATAGACAATGATTATATAGCTAATGGATCTTTAGGTTCTGCATTTGTATTTGATGTACTATTAGATGTTATTGTAGCTGAATATACAGGTAGACCTAATAAAGCTGATGATTTTTATAAAACAGTATTACAGTTATCTAAGTTCTACAATAACGCTGAAATTAACTATGAGTCTAACCTAAAAGGATTATTTGGATATTTCGATAAACAGAATTGTTTACATTTATTAATGGAAACACCTAAAATACTAAGAGATAGAGAATTAGTTCAAACCTCCGGTTCTGGTAATAGAAATGTAGGTACACCTAACAATAAAGGTATTATTTCTTATGCTAATAAACTGTTTGCAGATTGGTTAATGTCTGAACATAATACTTCATTAGATGGCGAAGCAACTACTATATTAAAATTACGTACTGTTAAATCAGTTCCATTATTAAAAGAAGCTGTAGCTTGGGATGGTGAAATAAATACAGATAGAATATCTGCTATAGACATGGTTATGATAGCTAGAGAAGATAAACAAAAATATATAGAAGGTTACGGTAATACTGATAGGAAAAAAAGAGCTATATATGAAGATCCTTTATTTAAAAAATATGATAAATTAAAAGCAATTAGTAAAAAATAATAGTATATTTGTACCTATGAGTAATTTCGATACTAGTGATGCAAGCGTACTGTTTCCATCACAAACAATTGCAGAGTCTAAAAAGACTGATAGTTGGCATGAGAAATGCTGTAAAGCTGCTATAGCACTATGTAGTTTAGAAACCAATGTAGGTATTAGACTTTCTAAAGAAGAAATGCGTATAAATAGAGAGTTAGTTAGAGGAGAACAAGATCCTAGAGATGTATCTAAGGTATTTAATCCTTTAGGTGATACAGATATTATAGATGCTTATGCTAATATTGAAAACTATCATATAGAGGCAGAGTATTTTAGTATACTGATTGGAGAATCTTCTGAAAGAGCTTTTAATAAAATTATAGTCATTGAAAATCCAGACATACGAAATAAACGTATGCAGGAAGCTGGTCAAAAAATTACAGATTTCGTACTACAAAAAATACAAGATCCTAATTTTGACCCTAAGCAAGCTAAAGAAGAATTAAAAAATCTGTCTCTTAATCGTAGAGAATTAGAAGAAATTAGGGCATCTCAATTATTAAATTATGTTGAAAGATTTAATAATTTAGAAGATACTTTTTTAGCTACACATTATGACCAATTAGAAGTTGCCGAAGAAATTGTAAGTTTTGATAATAGAAGTGGTCAGTTGTATATAGATAAAGTATACCCAGAAGATTTATACAATATACGTTCTGGTAATTCCAGTAATCATGAAGATTCTGATATTATAGTACATGTATCTTATTTATCACCATTTACTATATTAGATAGGTATAAAGACAAATTAAAATCCTCAGATAAAAAGAAGCTAGATGGTAGCTATTCTACTAAAAATAATGACATTGATTCTAGCTTTACTATGGCTGGCTATACGCCTATGGACGATAATGACATTACTATGCCAGGATATGTAAACTTAGATGATGGTGCATTTAGTATAGGTAGTACACAGAGAGATGGAGATTTACGTGTAGTGAGAGTTTGTTGGAAATCCTCAAGAGAATTTGCTATATTACGTACAGAGGATGATGCAGGCAATGTTTTTGAGGAACTAGTAGATGCTGAATATACACCTATTGCAGAAAATGGAGAAACTGTAAGTTATATTGATTTACCTGAGTGGAGAGAATGTACTATGATAGGTAAAGATATTTTTATAAATCATGGTGTATTTTTTGGTAATGTTTATTCAGGTGAAGATTTCAGATTAGTTACTGCTCCTTATATCGGATATATATTTTCTATATCTGGGACAAAGGCTACCTGTCCTGTTTCACAGATAAAATCTCTAAAATATTTATATAATATTGTTAGAGAAGATATGAAGAAATCTATAGGTAGAAATATGGGCAATGTCTTAGAGATGGATTTTGCTAGTATTCCAGAAGGTTGGGGATTAGACAAAATTCTTTACTACATGAAAAATGCTAATATTAAAGTTGTAGATTCATTTGCTACAGATCCAGAAGACCCTACCAATAAAACTAAGGCAGGGACATTCAATACAACCGGTCGTGTAGTAGATATGGGACAAACCAACCATATAGCAATGTATAATGACATTCTTAGACAAATTAAACAAGAGGTTGGGGAATTGTTAGGTATCACTCCTCAAAGATTAGGGGCAGTTTCTAATAGAGAAACTAAAGGTGGTATAGAAAGATCTGTAGTACAATCTAGTAATACTACAGAGCCTTTATTCAAAGCTCATGAAAGGTTTAAGCTAAAAGTATTAAATAATGCTTTAAACCTGGCTAAAACTGTATATAAAGGAAGATCTTTAGTAGTTCAAAATAATTTAGACGATATTTCACAAGGCGTGATAGAACTGGATGTAGATTCTTTAGCTAACTCTGACTTAGGTATATTTGTATCTAATTCTAAAAAAGATACTGCTCTTAGAGAAGATATTAGAAATATTGCACCAATTATGTTTCAAAATGATAGATTATCTGCTGATGGTTATATTAAATTGAAACGTACAGACGATCCTGTAATAATGCAACAAGTTCTTAAAGAAGTTGAAGATGAACGTAAACGTCAAGCAGAGCAAGCTCAACAAGCTCAGGCTAAACAACAAGAGCAAATGTTAGCTGCTCAAGCACAAAAAGATAAAGAAGCTAGAGATTTTGAAACTTTTAAAATACAGCAAGAAACACAAAAAGAAATACTGCTCAAAGAGATAGATATTGAAGGTAAATTAGAGCTAGAAGCTTTGAAACAAAGTAATACAGAAGTTAAAGATACTTCTACAGAAGATGCTAAACTTAATATAGCTGAACGTAAATTAGCTCTTGAAGAAACAATGGCTACTTGGCAAAAACATACAGATACTGAAGATTTAAAATTAGAGAAACAAAAATTAACAATTAATAGAAATAAAAAAACAAATTAAAAATTATGGAGACTGAAGTAAATAACACAGAGAAACAAGAAGTAACTTTAATGGGTAAACCTAAAGTAGGATGCTGTCTAGTTAAAATTTTACCAAGTGATTTATTTAAAAAAGAACAAGACACTAATAAGTTAATTGTAGTAGGTAATAAAAAAGCCGTTATGACTACTGAAGAGTTTATACATCATCCTTATCAGGCTATTGTAAAATCTTCTGCTATTGAAGAAATAAATATAGGTGATAGAGTAGCTTTATCAAGATTTATGTTCGCTAATTTACAAAACTACGATCAATTTATTTATGAGGATAACGTTTTTTATTTAATATCAAGAGCTGATATTGTATTTATATATGAAGCTAAAAACTAAGCTATGAATTTTATACTTAATATAGTACAAGGTTGGTATAGTTACATTTTTACTAAATTTACACCTACAGAAAAAGAGAGGTTATTTACTTGTAAAGCTTGTGCTTTTGGTAAATACTATGTATGTAAGAAATGTGGATGTTTTATACCAGCTAAAGTAAAGGTAATTAGTTATAAATGTAAATACTGGAAAAAATGATAACTATAGCGTGTAAAAAATGTGGTAAAATATTTTCACATAAAGGTTGTGTTTGTGAAGCTAAATGCCCAGATTGTGGTTCTAAGAAAGTAACTGAACTTAAAAATTAAATAAGTATTAATTAAATAAACTAAAATAATCCATTAAGTCTAAACCCTTAGATTTAATGGATTTATACAAAAAACATTATATATATTTGCAACTATGGAAGATGAACTAGATGGTTTTGATTTAACATTTTCTGAAACAGAGACCCTTGCAGGGCTTCTTACTCCTGACGATGAAATTGAAACTAAAACTAAAACCCCAGAAAAGACTGTAAAGACAGCCCCTGTAACTAAAGAAGTTATAGCCCCTATTGAAGATAATGAAGATATTGATGATGATGAATTAGTTGATGCTTTAAATGAAACTACAGAAGAATCTACAGAAGATGTAGAATCTGATGAAGAAGAAACTTCTACAGATAGTTTTGATGAACTAGTTAATTTATTGAGTACTCAATATAAAATACAAGAACCTTTAACAGAAGCTCAATTAAATGAGCTAAGTTCTTTCTCTGGAGAAGATAAACTTCAAAAATACCTTGAATTTCAAGAAGAAAATAGTTTATCCAATAGACAAGAGGCTATATACAAAGAAGTAGATAATTTAATAGAATCTTTACCAGAGAAAATGAGACAGCTCATTCAACTTGGATTAGATGGTGTAGATATAGATGAAGCTATAGATTTAGTTAAAAAAGGTAATGATTTAAGTAAAATTTCTATAGATGATTTAGAAACTGACAGCTCTTTACAAAGAAAAGTAATTATAAATTATCTTAAAAGTACTGGAGTAGATAAAGATGAGATAGAGGATAGACTTGAAGTATTTGAAGCTAAAGATTTACTAGAGAAAAAAGCTAAAGAATATTATCAAAAAAACTTATTGCAAGTTGAAAATGATAAAAAAGCTAAAGTAGAAGCAACTAAACAACAAGCTAAAATACAACAAGAGCAGCTTCAAGCGGCAAGATTAGATTATGAAAAAACTATAGATTCTTTACAAGAAATTGTACCTAATCTAAAACTTTCTGCTAAAGAAAAAACTGAGTTAAAAGATAGTGTATTAAAAGTTATTCATACTAAAGACGGTAATTTTACTAAATTACAGCTTACTAGAAAACAAGATCCTAAAGGGTTTGATTTAAAAGTAAATTACTTAAACAACTTAGGAATATTTAATGATCCTAAAGCTTGGGAGAAAATAATGAAAGTAGGTAAAACTGAACAAACTAAAAAAGTAAGTTCTATACTAAAAACAGGAGCTGCTATAGGTAAGTCAGGACAAAGAAAAGAACAAGATTTAAGTTCTATACTAAAAAGTGCATTAACGTAACAATATAAATTAAATAACACATGCCAAAAATAAGCGTCCTCCAGAGAGGAAAACCCGTAGATATTGGGTCTGGAACAATTACAAAACAGTCATTGGCTTATCTAAGTCAATCACCTGATTTTCCTTTAGATAAACTAGTGACAAAACTTTATAAATCTGATCACCTTGTAGGTGTTTCTGATTATTTGAAGTACATTAACAAAACTCGTATTGTACCACGTAACCAAGATAGAATAGTTACATGGCAATTACAAGGAAGTTCTATGAAAACTGTACCTTTACAAAGAGCTACAACTATAGCTGGAGAAGCTTTTACAGCAGCTAGTATAGGAAGTTCTGGTGCAGGGTTTGGTAAACAAGAGTTCTTTTTGTATTTTGCATCAAGAGAATTTACTGATGTGCAGATCTTAGTTGGACCTAAAGGTTCTAAGTATAAATTCCACGTACAAGATGACCCTGAAGAAATTGGTACAGAGTTTAGATATCGTGTAAAATTGTGGGGAGCTAATCCTAACCTATATGTTCCTTATGAACTACTTACATTAGGTACAATGTTCTCTGTAGACGGTTCTCCAGTAGAGTCTACGCTATCTAAAAAAGGTTCTGGATTTAACTTTACCAGTAACTTTACAATGCAAAATAGATACACTATGGCTAGATTTCAGGATATTATCCCTGCAAATATGGTTAATAGAGCTGTACAATGGGCTATTAAAGTAGGCGATCAAACATTTACTGTATGGGATGATTATGCTTCATGGGAGCGTAAGCGTCAGATGAAAGTATGTATTGACAGATTAATCAATTATGGAACTATCAACTCTGACGAGAAGGGTAGAATCCTTGATAAAGGTAAATCTGGGTTTGTGATTGAAATGGGTTCTGGTATTGAAGAACAAATGGAATCTGGTAATAAGTTTTCTTATTCTAAATTTTCTATCAAAGCTTTGGAGTCTATCATAATGGACTTATCAGATAACATGAGAGGTTTTGCTGAGAAACGTAATGTATTGATTAGAACAGGTAAATGGGGAGCTATGCTCGCACAAAACCTTATCAAACAAGAAGCTCTAGCATTCACTCCTCTACAATCAGATAAATTCCTAAGTAGTGGACCTGATGGTGGTTATTCATTAAATACTACATTTACTTCATACACAACTCAAGATGGTACTACTTTAACTTTCCAAGTAGATCCTATGTTTGATGATGTATCAGATGCTAGAACTAGTATTCCTATGAGTGATATGTGTCCTGGATTACCTGGACCTGCTACTTCTTATACTTATCAAATTTTGAACGTAGGTTCAGAAGGTGGTGAAAATAACCTAGAGATATGCTACGTGGAAACTGACCAGGTAATATATGGATATAAACCAGGACCTAGATCTCCTTATGCTGGATTAGGTGGTGGAAAATATGGCACACAGTATGCCATAGATGACGACGGTTTTGGTATATCAATGATTGCTCCAGAGTTTTCAGTGGTACTAAGAGATCCAACAAGAACAATGATAATGAAACCATCTATATTAGAATAAATATGAAAAAAGTAACTAAAAAGACTACTAAAAAAGTAGGTAAATGTTAAAAATTAAAGGGGACATTAAGTTGTCCCCTTTTTATAACCTTTTAAAAAGTAAATAAATGGAGAAGTTTGGAAGTAACAAAAAAATTACAGTTAAACCAGTTATTACTGGTAATACAAAAGGATTGCCATTCGATCATGAAGCGGCATTCATTCACACAGGAGCTAAACAAAGCTTTGCATTAAATCTAAGTCAAAACCCTTTTACTAGAAGAAACCCTGAAGGACATTTATATATATCTAAAGATGAGGTAGCTGTTATGGCTAGTGCTTTAGGTGTTGAGCCGGTTAAATTAAATCCTGTATCTGATAATTCTTATTTTGATGATAAGACTATAGCAATGGATAAAACAGGTACTACGTTACAATTAGACAGGATCGACGACTATATTAAATATCTTATATTAGTTTCTCATCCAGAACAAATTGTAGAAGGCAATAAAAACTTAATTTACAAACCTACAGCTCGATGGGTAATGATTGATCCTACAGAAGATATGTATGAAGTTGCTGCTAGTGTAGATGATAAATTTGAGGCGATTAGTATTCTTAATAAATATATTAATAAACCAGATAAACTTAAAGATATTTTAGATCTTTATAATTATAAGCATAGAGCTAAAGCTAGATTAGGAGAAAATACAAATGCTGAGTTTGTATTAAAACAATTGAAAACTATTGCGGATGAGAATCCTAGTAATTTACTTGGGCTTATAAAAGATGAGAACTTTAATTTTGAGTTGAAAATATTAAGAATGTTGGATGTTAAAACTATTCAATATAAAAATAATTCTTACTATGCAGACTTTAAACCAGAATCTCCAATCGCATCTAGTTATAGTCAGTTAGTTGAGTTCTTTAAAGATGAAGTTAAAAATACAGAAATGCTTTTAGCTATAGGTAAATCTTATGCAACTAAAGTAAAGTAGTATGACAGCTAATGAAATGTTAAGTCGTTTAGTGCAACGCATAGATAAACTTACTAGTAATTCAACACCTTGGTTTGAAGATAGTGAACTATCTATAGCATTGTCATTAGCTCAAGATGAATACGTTAATAGTACATATTATCCTAAAGGTAATAAGTATATGTTAGGTTTTGAAGCTTCTGAGAAAAGAAGAAAAGACTTAGCTAATTTAATGAAAAATGTAAGGATAAATTATACTAATTCTCAATGGATATTACAATATAGTGATAATACTTTTGAGATAATTGATGACACAAATGGTTTTGCTTTAGACTCCTCCATAGTCAAACCTCATGGAAGTCTTTGGAAGTTACCCAAAGATTTCCAGTGGTCAATTCAAGAGGAGCTTACTTGGGATGTACCATTAACTGATTGTTATAGTGATTTACGTATACCTATTAGTGTAGTTACACATGATGAATATAATACATGGGTTAGAAATCTGTTTAAAAAACCTTTTGCAGAATTAGTATGGCGAATGGACTATAGTCCTGAATTTAATGCTAATACTGCTATTGATGTAACTAGTAATACATCTAATTTATGGTATAGAGTTATACTACCTACGCCTGAAAATAGTACCGCATATAATTTAGTAGTAAACGGTACAACGTATACTTATACAACAGATTCTAGTGCTACACAAGCAGAATTAATTGCAGGTATAACTGGCCTATTAACAGCAGATAATATACAGTATACAGTTTCTAATAACATATTATATATACTATCAAGTAGCACTGTAACTACTAATCAAGTTACGGTACTTATAAAAATATCTTATCTTCCTGTAGAAGGTATAAATTCATTAAATCAAAGCATAATTAGTACGGATAATAAAACACATGAGCTAATTACAGATGGTACAATGGATATTTTATATTATTACATAAGATATATTAAAAGACCTAGAGCAATAGTATGTGATACAAATAATCCTAGTAATCAAATACACTGTGAATTAAATGATTCGACACATAACGATATTATAGAAATTGCAGCTAGAAAACTTTACAGTACTTTACAAGACCCTAGATTGCAGGCTCAAATAATGGAAGAACAACAATCTGAATAATAAATATTAATTAATCCAAAAATAATAAAATGGACGCACAACAAGTACGCTATCTTATGATAGCAAAAACTCCTACAACTGGAGCAGTAAGTATAGCTGATGGATCAGCTTTTAATTTTGATTCATTGGCTTTAGGTGAAGTGGTTGCAGTAAATGTAGCTACAGGTAAAGTAGATACATCACCTACATCAGGTAGATATATATTTTATCAAAAAACAAGTGAAGGAGATATTTTAAGCTCTCCAGTGATTAACACTTCTAAATTAAAGTATGTAAATTCTAGTAAATATACCGATGCTACTCAAAAAGTTATGCACATTGGTAGTAACGGAACAACTGGTAGTTTTCCAGCAGATGATAATCTTTATTATAATATTGCTGTAAAATTTAGATCAGGGGTTAAAGCATTGTTTACCAATGATAAAAAACTATTCTCTGGGTATAAAACAACTAGTTCAGCTACTGAACAAGAAGTAGTAACAGGTTTAACTAAAGAATTATGTTATCAAGCAATTGATAAAGACATTAAAGTAGAATTAATTGTAACAGATGCTGGTGACGCTATAGGTACAGGTGTAGGAACAGTTACTTATGTTAAAGGTTCTAAAACTATTACTTTTGGTACAGATGTAGATGATACTACTGGTGGTGCGGCTGCTTTAGCTGTAGGTATAGGCTTTAGAATAGGTACTGCTGTAACTTCTCCAGTGTATATTATAGAAGCTATAAATACTACTGCAAATACAATTACAGTACACGCTCCTGTACAAGTGTCAGGAAGTTCATCTACTACTACTAATTTTGAACAAATTTCTGCTGCTGATTTAACTGCTGGAAGTTTTGGTATTCAAATTACAGGTTTAACTAATACTGAATGGAAACGTGATTTCTGTGAATATGAATTTACTGATTTTACAGTAGAATTATCAGGTAATGGTTTTGAAGGTATTTCTGGAACTGTACTGAAAAATACTACCACTGGGGCCGGAGCAAAAAATTCTGGTAAGCAAATTGCAGATCTTGAAGCAAGAACAAGAAACGCTCAGGATGGTGGATTTATTACTTCTGGAGATGCTTATTTATTCGCAGATGCCCAAAGAGAAGCTGTAAGTACTATAGGTTATGATGTTATTGACTTGGCTGCGTATGATGATTCTAATACTAGCCTAGGAGCTAATTCTAAATCTCAATATAGTTTAAGTATTGCAGTACCATCAATGAACTATAAAATAACTGTTCCAGCATCACCTACAAATAGTGCTGTATACTCTATTACTGTGGGAGGTGCAACATACTCTTACACTTCTGATGCTAATGCTACTACTGCTGAGGTTTATGCAGGATTAATGGCAGCTATGTCAGGAACTGCTACACCTTTTGTAGGAAATGGTACTAGCATTATTACTGTATATTCTGCTACTGCTCCTACAGTAAGTGCTCCGGAAGCTCCTCTTGTAGTAGCTACTAATACTACTATAATTTATCCTTCTTTGGTATCATTACCAACTGCTTAATATTATAATTGAAAATAAACTTATAAAAAGATAGGTGAAAGCCTATCTTTTTTTATATATTTGTATTATGAGTTATACTATATATCCAAAAATAAAATTTTTATATAATTGTGATACTATTCAAGTATACAATGGTATATTTAACGATTTGGCTTCAGAGCAAGGCAGCACTGAAGTATTAGATACTATTACATATTCTATTCAAAAATACGGAGATGTCAATTATCTAACTTCTACAGCTACAGCAATAAATCCTAATGGAGTATGGAATAATATAACAGTATCTTCTTTGGAAGCTTGGGTAATAGCTCCTACTACAAGTGTACCAGCTAATTCGCAAGCTTATACTATAACTATAACTTACTCAGATAGTAGTACAGATGTTTTAACTTATACTACCACTACAGGACAATCTTGGAATACTGTACTAACTAACTTGATTAGTGATATTTCTACAGACGGTACAGCTATTTTAGAAGGATCTAATATTATAGTAACCAGTAATCTTTTAGATATTACTAGTGTAGTAATAACAACATCTAATTCAGATATTAATGCCACACAAAGTGTAAATCCAAATACTACATTTACTAATGGTGTATATGAATTTACAGTAAACTATACACTAGATAATGCAGTTACAGGAACATCTACTTATTATTTACCTATATATTGCTCTATTAAAAAATGTATTTTACGTTTAGTAAGTAGACTATTAGAATTACAGTCATGTAATAAATGCAATAGTGAATGTATTGATTATATTATGGAAGGCGTAGCTTTATTAGAATCATTAGAATCTATTGAAATTAATAATGTTGAAGATATTACTAAGGTAGAAAATATTATATCTGCTTTAGAAGCAATATGTGATAATGAAGATTGTCAATGTAATGACTAGAGAAGAATTTAAAACATATAAAAAAGCTATAATAGTCGATAGACTATCTATCGCAAATATACTTATTCAAAAATATAATATATTTGCAATAGACTCTATTCAATTAACTAAAGATTTAACTATTATTAATTTTATAGTAAAATACTTTACTAAAGATTTAATCATCGCTAATGAAGTAGAGTTTGACATTAATATTGTAGACTATGCTACAACAATTAAATTATCTGAACTTTTAAATAAAAAATTAAAGAAACAATATAAACCTACATTCTTATTAGATATAACTAATTATAAATCTATTAGAGAGTTAGGATTTTAAACAAGATACTATGCCAAACAGTTTAGCTTATAGAAATACTACATCCATTCATTCATCAGATAAAATAAATATTTGGAGAAATAGGTCTGGATTAGAAGAATTTAATATTGATGTAGTTGATTTTGCTAGACTAATAGGTGTTCCTACAGAAGATTTATTAAATAGTATAGGAGAGAATCAGATCATAGATTCTACTGAAGCTACTATACAAGGATTTATTACAAATGAATCTCCTAATTATACATTAGTTAAAGGAGATATAATCACCTTGCAGGATGGAGCAAATAGGTATTCTTATGCTTATACTGGGTATTTTCCAGATGGTAAGACAAATCCTCAAAATTATCAATTATTAAGCTACTTTCAAACGTCTGGTTATCAAGTAATAATTGTAACAACTGAACAAGAATTATATGATGCTATGGATTATCTGGATCAGTTTAAAACTGGAGAGATAAGATTTGGTAATGATATACAATTAACTAAAAATTTAACTACTAAATTAACAGGTATAACTGTAGATTTTTCTGGATATAGACTATTAGCTTACAACGCAACTACCAATGCTTCATATTATGTACATTTTGATGTAAAAGAATTTAGAGAGCCTGGTTTTATAGGACCACTTGTAATGAATACTGTATTTAGAAATGGTAGTATTCATAGTAAGAATTATGGATTAAATGCTGATTATGATAATGAAAGATATACTAATAGTGAAACTGTAATACTTATTACAGAAGATGCTGACGTAACTCCTAAAGCAGAATTATATTTAAAATTTGAAGATATAGTATTTGCTGATTGTATAGGGTATGATGGTGGTACTATTGGTGGTGGTTATAATATATATGATACTAGAACACATAGTGGTGCTTTTTATTTAACAATGGAAAAATGTTATTTTTATTTAGCATTAACTAGTACTGATTCTAAATTTAGAAATGCAGATGATTATCCATTTACTATTAAAAAAACTGCCAACCTTTCAGATGCAGTTTTTAAATTGGTATGTACAAATTCATCTTATGTCAATCATCCTTATAGAAGACATTCTAAAGGGATATGCCCTATGTTAAAAGGAGCTATATATGATACTGTTACTATAGATAATACTTATGATTTATTTTATAATATAAATACAGAAGATGTTTGTCCTAGAAGTATAAAATTAAATAGTAATGAGATTAATGTTAGATTTTTAATAAATGGTAGTGCTACATTAGCAGATTTTTATTCATGGCTTCCTAAAGGATATTTTATGGAAAGTGCTAAAATTTATAGATGGGAATCTGATATTTTTAATTTTAATTTAGGATTAACTGAATATGATCCTAATTATTTTCTATCAAATACTTCTTTAATTTCTGGATATAATATTCATACTAATGGCAAAACAAGTAATGTACATAATCTTGCTATAAATCCATTATTTAATAATATAGGTAGTGTTTCAACAGGATATTGTCCTTTGTATTTTTCATCTATTTGGGGAACAGATGGTTATATATCAATTGATATAAAATTAATAAAAATTGTAGATACTACTTTAGATCTACCATTTCCAGGAACTAATATCATAAGTTCTACTAATGAAATAGTTAGAGTTGTAGATATAAATATGGAAACAGACTTAAATACAGATTATATTATAGTACCTCAAATGCTGAATAGAAGGTTTATATTAAACTCTGCTAAACTAGTTTGTACTGCAAGTGATACACCTTCTACTACAGGAGTATTAACTTTTTCTGAACAAGGTAGTTTATATACAGATGTTATAGCTACATCAACTATGGTTGTAGAAAATATAGGAATAGATTTAATTAAACATACCAACAGTACATCATTAAATGTAGATCTACATAGTAATCCTTTTAAAGTTACCCTTACAACTCAATCAAACGCAACACACACATTCAAATTAATAGTAACCGGATTTATAATATAAAATTATGTTAGAAAGTGCAAAAACAACCACTGTTAAAAAAACAGATAAGTTTAATCTATATAGAGTAAGAAATGGTAAATTATCTAGTTTTAGTATGGATATTTTTACAATGTTTAGACAGTTGTATGAATATTTTAAAGGATTAGAACCTACACCTATCTATGAAAATAATCTTACAGTAACTGTTACAGAAATTGATGTTACTGCTACTGCTGGTACAATATATGAATTAGTGCCACAAGAAGCTAATACATTATTTGTAACTACTGGTTGCTACTATGTTTGTACAGAAGTTGCAGGTACACCGTCAGGAGAACTTAATATCACTAATTCTTTTGGGCTAGGTCCGGGTGGAAGTGTTTTATCTTATGTTGCTGCTAATGGTACACTAAAAGAAGTAAAAACTATTATAGATGAAAGTTACGCTGGTAATATAGCGTATGACTTAAACGCAGGTGGAATGACAGTCACTTTAAGTCAGACTTCAACAGCAACTGCACATAAAATCAAAGTGGTTTTAATAGGTAAAAAAATAACTTATACAGTATGATAGCTATTCAATCCTATTACGGTACTACTAAGCCTACTAAATGGCTAATGGAGTCTTGGGAGTGTTCTTACGATTCTATTAAAGAATTTACTAATATATCAGATATAGTAATATATACAAATAATAAAAAGAATATACCTAAGTTTGATAATATAGTATCTTTACCTAATACATACAAAACACAATTTGATAACGGTTGGTGGCAAATTTACAAACAATGGTTATATACCCAGCATACAGAAGCTGTACATATAGATACTGATTTGATATTTAAAAAATCTGTAGAATTTACAGGAGAAATTATATGTGAGAAAATACGAAGTAATAATCTATTTACTGGTATAGAAAATTCATTAGGATTACCTAGACCTTTATATTTATATTGTTCTGGTATTATGGGAGTTAATAGTGAACGAGCTAATGAATTGTTTAAAACTTCATTTGACTTAACTTTAAAATTTATTAAAGATGCTAGGATACCAGCAGTTAAAGATTCATTTAGATGGTCATTAGAAGAAGGCGTGCCTTACTCTTTAAATCAAGAATTAAAGATTCCTGTACAAGCTTTAGATGATAGTTATTATCACCATTTTCAAGGTAAACTACAAAAGATGAATATAGCTAATCATAAATTAGTTAATGATAAATATAACGAAATTCAATTAAAGAAAAATGGCACTAAAAAGTAGAAAAGAATTTAAAACTGCTAGTACAGTTAAAATTATAGATGAATTTAACAATGTAGTTAGTTGGCAAATAACCAACGGTGAAAATATTGATGTATCAACTAATGCTTATATAGACGCTGAAGGATTTGGTATATTTTTAGGAGGTGAAGATGGTCTAGTCAAAGTAGATTTAATTAATGGTGGTACTATTACATTTAACGGTATAGGTAATACTATTTATCCAATGAAGTGTACTAAAGTATATCCAGGTGCTGATACTACAGCTACTAATATTATAGCTTATAGATAATGATAGGTAACTCTTTAGCCATACCATTTCAAAAGAATGTTTTACAAGGACCTTGTAAAACAAATCTTGTATTTCAATCAAAAGAGATACAAGATAATTTATTTTTAGACAAAGATAGAGTAAGAGCCAATGATGCTCTGATTTTATCAAAATGTATTTATTTGAACGGAATAGATTCGATCGCCTCATATACAGGAAATAAAACA